AAAAATGGAAGTATAAAGTTTACCATATAAACGCAGTATTCTTTGGACTGTTTGCCAGTGGAGTTTCCTGCGCTTATGTGGTAAGACACAGACACCGAAAGGGAACACAAAATGAATCGGAGGATACATACTATGAAGAACTTTAACGAGCTGCCCGCATCCATCAAGAACGAGGTCAAGAACTTGCTGAAGGTCTACGACAAGTGCTTTGTCACCTACGAGAACGCCGCCTATCACGTTTCTCCGTCCATTGCCATCACCGCGAGCTATGCGGTAGACCATGAAGTAATCGGAACTTACACCGCAAAGGAAATCTATACCGCTGAAGAGCGGATTATCAACTACGTCGAATCTTTCCACGAGTTCCCAATCCAGTATAAAGGCAAGCGCGACTATCGCTGGCTTAACAGCCTTGCATGGGGCAGCAAGGTCAAGATGGAGAACGGAAACCTCGTAAACGCATAACCCGCCTGATGATGGCTCCGTGGTTGGAGCCGAAACCTACCGGCTGGCCGCCGGGATGGTCGTGGGAACCACAATCTAAGTTCAATCTTTGGAGGATTATGAAATGGAAGAGTTTAACTTGAAGCGTTCCGAGATCAAGAAGGCCGAGCGGTTCGCCACCAATAAGTCCGGCGAGACCTGCTTCCTGGCAGCATGGAGCTATTCCGGCGTGGACGATTTAGGCTGGGCTGATGTGCTGTGTGAAATGGGCAACACCAATACAGGCGAGTATGTCAACACCGTTCATCTGTGCGTTTGCATGAGTGATCGCCGCCGGTCTTCTGTGTGCGGTGTGATGCCCACTGTTTGATGATGGGAGGTGCCTGGCATGACAATTTCTAAGCGCATGGCCACAGCTCTGATGGCGGGCGGCCAGTATCGCACAAAAAAGTATCTGTACTCCCTGGGCGTGAATATGTACGGCCAGGAGATCGTGCAGCGGGTGGAGATTGACAGCGAGGGCCACCGGGTCGGGCTGCTCCGTTCCGTTGCTCTCTGGAATGCAAGCTATTATGAATGGAGGCTGGGTTTATGAAAATGTTCAATGAGGCCGGGCAGGCCGTCTACTTCAACCGGGTTATGAAGAATGGCCGGGAGCAGTTCGTGGTGAAGGCTCTGGATGGTCAGCATATTATGGGGCGTGACCGTCAGAAGCATAGCTCCCGGACGTTCACCGAACTGCACCAGGCGGAGGCGTTCCTCCGGCGGGCTGGGTATCGGTGCAAGGGCTGAAATGTTCGGGGTAGTCCCCGGGGGTTAAACCTCCGGGGACTTTTCTTTTGCGCTCTACTTTTTTCCAGCGGAAAAAACTTTTCCTGTAAACCGTTCATCTGCTATCTTTTAGAACTCTTCTCAAACTGCGCATAAAAGCGCACTGACGGGCTTTCCTGCCGCCACAGCGTTTGCATAGAAAAAGGCACCGAGCGTCCATGTTGCAGGACATTCGGTGCCTTTGAATTTCCGTTTACAGAGCGAACAGTTGGGCTTTCGTCTTTGCTCCAACCCTGCCGTCGGCCTCCAAGCTGCGGCTAAGCTGGAATTGCTTCACAGCTTGGGTCGTCTTGTTGCCGAACAGGCCGTCAGGATCCCCGGCGTCAAAGCCGAGGGCGGAAAGACGGGCTTGCAGAATGGAGTTGTAGATGGAGGCAGGGTAGCCGTTCCGCCCGGCGAAGAGCGTGGCGGTTCCGAGCAGCTTGCCGTCCCAGCTGGACTGCTTTGCCGTCCGGGAGGCTTCGTTCGGAATGCTGGAATACTGCGGCATATCCCTGTAAAGGTTATGTCTGTCCGATTCCCGAATTTCCCAGTGCAGGTGGCTGCCGGTGCTGTGGCCGGTGCTGCCCTCAATGCCGATAAGGTCGCCAGGGGCCACGGCCTGACCCGTCCGAACAGCGATGCTGGAAAGGTGTCCGAAGTACATATACAGACGGGTCTTGCCGATGCGAATAACCACCCGGCGGCCCCAGCCCTGCTTTGTGTTCTTCGGGTTCTCCCAGCCTGCACGGACGACGGTTCCGTAGACGGGGGAGTAGAGGCATTTATCTCCGATGCCGACGAGGTCGAAGCCCTGATGCAGCGTTCCGTTGGAGCGCAGGTTGTTCCAAGACTGAGAGACCCGGAAGTTCCCTTTGTACGGTGAAATCATGGCTCAACCCTCGCTGACCTTGTTTAGGGCTTCCTTGGCTGCCGCATCGAGGTCGGTCAGAACAGCTTCAATAAATACCTCGGTCTTTTCATCGACCTTGTATCCCCAGCGGGTCAGCAGGTCGATGACCCATTCCTTTTTCTTTGCCTTTGGAATCTCGCCGGTGCTTCCCAGCTTCTCCGCCGCCTTTGCGGCGACCTTTACGATCCAGAAGAAACTCTGGTTTTTCAGCCAGGGAAGAACGACCGAGGAAAACAGAGCAAGGCATCCGAGGCTTGCTGCTTTCACCAGTAGGGTGATGATCTCATTCATGTAGTCCATTTTTTTACCTCCCGTTTATAAGTCGATATCGTTGTGGTGTGCTTCTTGGTTCAGGTGCTTGTTGAGCTTTTCGAGCGCATCCTTGCAGGGGCCGTTGCAACCTTGCTCAATCAGACCCTGCAAGGCCCCTCGTAGGCCGTAGCAGATGATCGTCTGTTCGTCCTGAATTGCCTTGATGACTACGCTCTGCTTCTTGTCACGCTCGCCTGCCCGGTAGAGAGTAACGAATACGCCGCCAAGAACACCGAGTGCTGTCACGAGGGCTGCTGCCTTGATGATTACGTCAACATCAATCCACATGAGGGTTGTCCACCTCCTTCCTGTTCTCCTGTCGCTTATTCGGAGTAAGGCTCCTGCGTGATGCGCTTATAATCCTCCGCGGTGATGTCACCCTCTGCCACCCGCTTGGCCAGCTCCCGCTTGACCCCGGGGCGGCGGCTTGCGGGCATCTCTGCCCAGGTCTTAGTCCCGGCGATCAGCCGGTTTGCCCAAATTTTATCCATAGTCCTTGACCTCCTTACTGGTTGTTCACGGCGGCGTCAAGCTCGCACACGGCATTCTCAATGGCGGTTATCCGCTCATTGGCGGCGGTGTCCTGCTCGCAGAGTGCATCCTGTACCTCGGCGGCGGTCTTTGCCAGCCGCTCCACCACGGGGCCGGTCTTGTCGGTCATCCGGTAGTGGCGGTCGATCTCGTACCAGTCATAGCAGTTGCCCTCGGCATCCTCCCGGCTGTCCAGCTTGCGGACGACGCGGAAGCTGTCGGTGATGGTCTGGTCGGGATACTCCCGCTCGATCTGATGATACCCGGTTAGATCAGTGTGGTGGCTGCCCTTGGTCTTGAGAACTTCGATGCGGCCCTTTGTGCCAAATACATATTCCATGCGGTCTCCTCCTTATAAAGTTCAGCGCCTTACGGCGCGGTTATCTGCGTGGGATGCAGCCCCACAGTCCCCTCAGGGGAGTTCTTGGAGTCGGGAGCTGATGTCTGATCTTTCATACGCCGCGCTGCAGCCGCCGTATATATAGAAGGGACCATGGTTGAGTGTACCGCTGCTGTTGCCGCCGAGGTACGGGACATCGCCACCTCCGTCGTTGATGCAGATATCGGCGATATAGGTACTCTCGCTTCCATCTACGGCAGACGGAAACAGAGCGTATTCGTAGCCCTCCGTTGTCGGAACGCTCCAATCGCTGATGAATCCGCTGTTTGGGAGTCGAGTACCAACTTTCACGCCGCCGGAGTCATCCGAAAACTTTGCAGGGTTCTTGATGCAATAGACATTGATGCGGCTTAAATAAATTCCGTCGAACCATTCATAGGCGTTCCCCCACGGGTCTTCGATCCAGCGGTACTGAACGCCAACGCCATAGGTAGTGCGGCTGGACTGCATCGTGCCGGTATGGTACTCCATGCTGTCGGTTGTTCCCATGGCCTGTGTGTTGCTGTTGTTGCCGCAGTTGAAGCCGATGACCTTTTGGCCGTCCCAATCGGCGAACTCGACCAGATACAGCATTCGGATCGTCCAGAACATGGCAAAGTCCCACTGCCAGATCGTGTCGCCCAGCGCATGGATGCCGGAGCGGAACGCTGCGCGGGTGGTACTGACCTTGGGTTTTGTCCCGCTCTTGCTCTTATAGTCAGATGCGCATTTATAGCGGCCAACATAGACATAATCGCGCTCGCCTTTGCCATCTCCACGGTCGGCGTGGGCGGGGCTGACATGGAAGCCAGCCACCTTGTGGTCTGCGATCTGGAGCTTGAGCTTGCCACCTTCCCGCGTCCACTTATACCAGTATTTCGGAATCTTGACCAGCACACCGGCAGAGCGGGTCTCCTTGACCATGCCGCTCCACGGCAGGCAGTCGTCGAAGGGGCTGCTGCCACCCTTGCCGCCGACTGCAGGGGTGGGGTCTGCAAAGAACGCCGCATCATCCGTGCGGCTCCACTTGGTCGTGGACGTGCCATCCCAGGCTGCGCCATAGATTTTGATGTAGGCCAGCTCAATGGGGTAGTCCTTGTACTCGGCGACCTCTACGGTGGCGGTAGTGGTTTCGTCGCCCTTGGCAGCGGTGATCATCCAGCTGCCCAGCGTGGTCGGGTAGAGCGTCACAGTGCCGGTCTCATCGGAGCCGGTAATGGATGCGGTCAGGGTAACGTCTCCGCAGACGGCAGTGATTGCGCTACCGGTGGGAGCCGTCAGAACCAACCGGCAAAAATGCACAGTGGCTGTGTAGGCGCTGCCGCTCTCAGTAACGTCAACGGTGGCAGTGTCGCTCTTGGCGTCGCCCTTGCTGGCGCTCACGGTGTAGGTGCCGGAGCGCTTGATTTTGACCTGTGCTGTACCGGTGTCGTCTGCCGTGGCGGTGTATGCCTTGCCGGTGGGCAGGGCGGCTGTGACGGTTGCCCCGGGTGCTGCGGTGACGGCCAGCGTTGCCGCAAAGTACGGCAGGGTCAGCGTGAACTTGCCGCCCACGGTCTCCACGTCGATGGTGTCATCAGTGGTCAGCCCGGCCAGCGTAGCTGTTACCGTCCAAAGGCCCATGCGGGGCAGAGTCACGGTGTAGCTGCCGGAGCTGTCTGCCTTGCCGGTGATGGTGCTCTGGCCGTCTGTCAGGGTCAGGGCGCTGCCCGCCGTGGTAGTGACAGTAAGCTTGGGCAGCGTGTTCCCCAGCACAGCGTCCAGCGCATCCTGAAGGTTTGTCGCGCCGGTGCCTGCTGTATCCTCAAAGGTGATGGACTTCGCCGTCAGGCCGTCTTTGAGGTTGTTCATCTTGCCTACCATCTCTTTGATGGCGGCCTGCACACTGTCAGCTTCCAGCCCGGCTGCAGAGCCGTCAAAGGAGATATTCGCGGCGGTGATGGCAGCAAAAAGCTCCTTGTGCGCCTCCTGGTCTTTGTCGTGCTCTGCAAGCAGCTTTCTGACCCATGCCTCTGTAGCAATCGCAGCCGGGTCTGCCGTCACGGTGACCTGCGCCGTGCCGGAGATAACGACCATACCGTAAAATTCGAGCAGCAGATTGCTCATCACTGCCTCAGACTGAATCTCGAAGCCGTGGTCATCCTGAAAGATGCAGACCAGAGCGTCGCTGCTGCTGTCATCCAGCTTGGCGTAGATGCCGATCTGATGCAGGGTGTAGCCCTGCTCCAGCCTCTTGTTGCTGATCTGGACTTTGAGCCGATAGACCGTGTCGTCTCCCTCTTTGTCCACTGCGCTGTCTGCAAGGATAAGCGTCTGGCGCTGGTCGGTCACTGCCGTGGCTTTGGGTAGGTCGTCGGCGGCCACGGTGCCAGCGCCGCCAACTGCCCGAGTAAACGTCATACGTTTGCCGGACATGGCTTCGGTCAGCATGGCCGTGCCAAGCTCCGTGTACGCGGATGTGTTCCAACTCATTTTTAGTCCTCCAATCTCAATTTTGCTCCGGTTTGCGCGTATACGCCCGCTGCTGCCGCCCCGGCAAAGGCCGCCACCCTGCCGCTCTGGGGCGGTATCTTGCCCCGCACCCGGGCGCTCATGGTGCAGTACAGGCCGCTGGGGGCGGCGGCGATATAAGCGGTACATTTTGGAGCCTCAGAAAGATAGGTGATCTCGTCAAGCCAGCTCGAAAGTCGTTTTACCGACTGAACTGCCTCCTTGAAGTCTGCTATGTTTTTTGCGGTCGGGTAGACCCCTCTCACTGTGGCTCGAAAGTGGTGAGGACTTCCGTTGTACTCCCACCACTCTTCAATTTGCCCGACGCCAAATACCGCCTCAATGATGCGATTGACCGCAGCCGGGGTTCCCATTTGGTCGTAGAAAATGAGGCTTTCCTTTACCAGCGCCCGCTTGATAGCGACGCTGTATGTCTGCTTATAGACCGGGGTTCGAAGTTCCACAGCGAGAAGGTCGAGAACAGGTTCCGGGACGCGGTCAATCGCAATATAGACGCAGGCAGCGTCGGCGAAGCGGATGATCTGCTGCACCTGCCTACTGACGGCATAAGCAAGCGCCTGAGTTTCCGTGTCGTTCTTCAGGTTGCTCGGGAGCAGTTCTGTGAAGCGGCTGTCTTTAAGTTCAGTCATCCTCAAGGCCTCCGTATGTGATCGAGGCGGTGCCGTCAATGGCGGCGATACTGTCCGCCGGGATGGCGGTGAATATCGGGGCGGTAATCTGCGCCCGCTTTGCCCCGGCGCCCATTACGAGAGCCAGAAGCTTGGAGGGGTTGATGTCTCGCCCGATTTTCCGCTGCCAGGCAATGTAGCTGTCAACCGCTGCGGAGACCGCTTGCTGAATCGCCGCAGCCCGGTTGTTGTCGCTTTGGTTGATGTAGTAGGTGAGGGAAACGGTATACTTTACCTCCGCCGGAGCGCGAACGGTCACAAGGTCGTTCATCGGGCGGATGGTTTCTGCGCTCATGTGCTGGCTCATGGCGGAAATCATTTCTGCGCTCGGGAGGGAGCCGTCTGCCATGACAAAAACAATGTCAACGGTTCCGGCTGCCTGGTCGCTCGAAACGTGAACGCCGCCGATGGCAGAACTGTAATCCTGCACATGGTACTCGTAGCCGTTCCGACTGCCTGCGGTGGAGTATTTGCCGGGCGCAATGAAGATGCGGGCTGCAAAGCTCTCGTCGCTCTCCCTGTCGGCGCCGCCGCTGGAAGTCGAGGTATTTTCTACACTCTGGACGTAGGGAACCGGGTCAACCAGCGTTTTAAGTTCGCCGGGGGATAAGCCGTTGCCGGTTTCGCCTGCGGTCATGCACGTTGCGGGAATGTCGGCAGTCAGGTCGCCCGCCGGGATCTCGGTATATACCGAGGTTGCAAAGAAAAGCTGTCCCGCTGCAATGCGGGTTCCTTGCGGGATGGCCGTGACGGACGCCCTTGCAGCTGAGAGGGTGAAGCGGATGGTCGTGACGGCTGCGGCGGCCTGGTTCCGGGTAGCTCCGCAGCGGAAAGCGCCGAGCAAATCCAGAAAATCACCGACGCTATATTTCACGGTGTCCATCTTTCCCTTGATGTCAACGTACTTCATAGCCTGGTAGATTTGGGCTGCGGCGGCGTAGAGTTTGAAACGGTCTCGGGAGACCCTGGGCAGCGTGTAGGGCTTCCCGGTGGCCTCGGTCATATACGCTTCGTAGTCTGCGACCATGCTCGTTTTCACATCGTCCACGGTTTTATACTCAATGAACGAAATGTCGGGCAGGTCTTTAATGGTGGAAATATCAGGCATTGGTAAGCACCACCTTTGCGGTCACCTTTCCGTCGTTGGCTGCTGCGGTGAAGTTCACGCCGTCAACGGAAAGGGTGGGAATGTAGCGAGGAATCTTTTCGGCGACCTCGGCAACGTACAAGCTCTGGGCGGCCTCTGTGGGCTTGTCGATGAAGCTATCGTCTATGCCGAGCCCGCGGTCTAATGGAATGGTCCCGGCAACGGTAGAGAGCAGCGTTTCGACCTGCTCGTCTACTCCTTCCAGGGGTTCATCCCCGATGTAAACTGCGGTGGTTTCCATTATGTGGTGTCCTCCATCGGGTATTCTTCAAGGTCAAGGTTGACCGTGGCCTTTGCCAGCTCGCCATGTCGCAGTACGGTGTCCCAAGCTTCGCTTACTTTCGTAACCCGGAAGGGGTTCCTCCCGAAAGGTCGGAAGCCAATCACCAAATACTGAACTTCGCCGGTTTCGGCCATGCGGGCCAGCAGATCAAGAACTTTTCGGGGGCGCACTCCGAGGGCGGCAGAGAGGTGAATTTCCAGTGTTCCCTTTTTGAGGTCTGCGCCCAGGAATTCAGGGGTCGGTTTGCTGTTGAGCCCTTCGTGGGTCGTCCAGCGCCCAGAGCTTTCCCGGGTGGCGTTCTGGAAGGTAAAGACGGCCAGGTCGCTGACCTGGAAGATAATCTTTCTTCCAAAGGTTCCGATGAACAAAAAATCACCTCCGGGTTAGTTTGGGGGAGAGGTCGGGCTGCCAGGTGCGGCGCTTGTGTGGGTATGGCTCTTGGGCTTTTCCCGCCGCCGATGCAGTCGGTTGTGGCCATCAAGGTCTGGCCCACATTGGCGTCCTTCTTCATGGTTGTGTTCTCGGTGATGGTCGTTTCGGCCTTTACCGTGAGTTCTTTTGCTTCCAGGACGACCTTGTTCATCTTAATGGTGAGGGTGCCGTCCTTATAGCGGAGCATCCCTTTACCGGCTTCCCGGTCAAGGTCTTTGCGCCAGAGGCCCTGGCTGCCCTCGGGCGGCTTGTTTTCGTCGCTCCAAGGACGGCCAAGGACAACGCCTACTTCTGCGCCGTTTGAGAGGTGCAGAACGAGAACGGCATCGTCTACCTCGGGCATCATATACTCGAAACTAAGAAGCGGGATCTCGCTTGTGACGCAGTCGTCCTTTTCGTGGTAGACGACCCGCACCGTTCCGGCTTCGTAGTTCACCGAGGAAATTTTGCCAAAGCGAACAGTTTCCATTCTGCGCCTCCTACTCTATAAGTGAAAGTTCAAGGTCTGTCGTGTAGCCGCTGGAACCGAGGTTGTGGGTGGTGGTATCGGTGAAGTATTTCCCGGAGAGCGCTCCAAGGGAAACTTTCACGTTTTGGCCGGAAACAAGGAGCTTGCCCTTGACGGTCAAATTGAGCTTTGTTGCTCCGTGGTTCGCCTCATCAATTCCCGCCTGCAGCTTCTTTTGTGCATCAGCTTCGCCGTCGGCTTTGCCGGTCATCTTGAGCAGCCGGTCTGCGGTGCCAATGGTGACCTTTATTTCCTTGTTGGTCTTGGGCTGGGTATAGGTGTACTCACCGCCGGTATAGGTTCCGGCGAGATTCTGGCTCCAGCTCCAAGAAAGAATTTGGCGCGGGTAGATAGTGCAGACCGCATCCTTTTTCTTGTAATCCGTCCGGCTGTAGACTACGATTTTTTTGGAGTAGACCTTCATGCTCAGGCCATAGGTCTTGCAGAGGTTCATGTAAAACTCGCAGTCTGTGGTTTCGGATTGCTCAAGGGTCGTAATCTGCGGGTCGTCGCCCTCCACATCCCAGAACAGTTCTATGCCTGCATTGGAGGCGATTTCCTGGCCGATTTTCTTCACGGTGGCCTTTTCCCACACCTTTGTGCGTTTGGTCTGCCGGAATCCAGTGTTAGCCGGAACAGATACCGCTTTCACGGTGCCTGTCCATGGCCAGCCTGAATACGAAACACTGTCAACGAGGAAGTCGCCGCAGTCAAGGGTGCGGTTGTCGCCCTGGGCTGCCCAGTTCGTGAGGGCGATGGTAGCGGAAAGCGGCTTGTTCACCTCTACCTGTCCACCGCTAAAAATAGAAGCAGGGCCAGCAAAGAAAGAGATGTCGAGACTGTCTGCTTCACCGCTGGCTGGGTCAGTGTAGGTGAATGCCGTCGTTTTGAGGTTGAGGATGGATGTGGTCTTGCCGTCGTAGGTAATAGAAACGCTGGACTGTCTGGCTTTCATCCTGTCCTCCATGTGGGCATATTCGGGGCGGCAGTTTCGCTTGCGGGAAGGTCTGGAATTCTCAGCACCACGCCTGCTCCAAAAACAAAGATGGTGATCTTGTCAGGGTTGGCGTCCATGAGGAAGCCCATGTGTTTTGAATCTCCGTAGACCTTATAAGCGATAGCGTCCCAAACGTCGCCCTGAATCGTGGTATAGGTACTCATTTAGCCTCCTGGTTAGGCCGGAGAAAAGGACTTGCGGCGACGTTCTTCTTCCAGCTGTTTGCTGAATCTCACAAACTTTTGGTATGTAAAATCCATCGCCTGATCTACTTCTTTCCGGGTCACGGAGCCGTTGCTCTTGAGGATGATGGTCGGGGAGAACACAAAGCCACCTCCGCCGCCCTCTGCGGGCTGCGGCTGGGGCTTATTCTCGGGGGGCGGATTCTGGCCGCCTGCGGTGGGCTGCGGCTGTGGCTTCGTCGGGTCGGGCTTCCCGAGGTTCAGCAGGAAGTCGTAGAGTTTGGACAAGGGGATAATCGCTTCCGGCTCTCCACCTTCGCCTGCTTCCAGTAGCGTTGGGGCGGTTACGATGCCGCCGGTTGCAAGTTGCGGGATCTGCGGGATTTCAAAGCTGAAAGTATTGCCGCCAATGCCCGGAACCCAGTCCGGGATTTTTACGTTCAGGGAGTTGATCTTGCCGAGGACGTAGTTGATAGCCGAAATCACGCCGTTCATCGGGGCCTTTGCCAGGTTGACAATGGCTCCAAATACGTTAGCGAAAATGTTCACGATATTCTGCCACGCGGCTCCCCAGTTCCCGGAGAATACATTCTTCACAAACTGGATGAGGTTGGAGAAAATCGCTTTTACATTTTCGACGGCTGCGGATACGCTGCTCCACCAGCCAGAAAGGTAGGCGGAGAGCAGAGGGAAGTTGGTCTGGAATCCCGAAACCAGGGCGGCTACGGTGGTAAGCACCGCGGTCTGAATCGAAGCCCAAACCTCGGAGACCTTGGTTCCCATGCGCTGCGCCCAGGCTGTTACCTTGTCCCAGTTTCGGTACAACAAGACACAAATAGCAATTACGGCACCGATGATAAGCGCCACTCCCAAAAACTGCAAGTTCAGGACGCTTGTGGCCTTGCCGAGAGTAGCGCCGCCGTTGGAAGCCGCCTTGAAAACAGTAGCAAGGTTTTTCGCAGCGCTGATGGCGGTCATGGCCGTTTTGAGGGTCTTGAAGGCCGTTACTGCGGTAAGAACGCCGCTTGCCAGGGCAATGAACAGTTCTTTATGCTCCGCCACAAATTTGACGGCCTTTTCTGCTTTGGGGAGAATATCGTCCAAAACAACGAGACCTTTGTCCATGGCGTCCGTCAGGTATGGAATAGCCTTGTCGGCCAGCTTTTCCAGATACGGTAGCAGCTTCAAGCCGGCCTTTGTCAGGAAATTCTGGAAGCGGTTGGTGAGCTTCTGAATCTTATAATCAAGGTTGTTCGTCTGGCGGGCGAATGCTTCATCCGCTGCGCCGGTGGCGTTGTACATCTCCGCCGTCTTTTCAGCGTAGGTGCTGGACTGTTCGCCGCAAAGGGCGAGAATTGCGGTCTGCGCCTCCACGCTGCTGAACAGCTTTGCCATTGCCTGGGTGTCGCCGCCAACGGTTCCCATCAACGCTTCAAGCGTTCCCTGGAAGCCCAGACTCTGGATGGCTGCGTCTGCGGTGGAGTAGCCCAACTTACTAAGGGCGGCGTCCATGCTCTTGGATGGCGACATAAGGCCGGAAAGGACGGCCTTGTACTGCGTGGCGACCTCTGCGGTGCTGCCGGTCACGCCGGTCAGGGTTGCAAAGGTGCCATACAGTTCTTCTTGCTGCACGCCCAGGGCGGAGGCTAGGGGGACGACCTTTCCAATGGACGAGGCCAGTTCCGGGAAGCTGGTTTGTCCGAGGCGAACGGTAGCAAAGGACAGGTCTGCCGCCTTTTGGACAGCCTCTGCACTGATGTCACCATAGCCCTTGGTGACGGCGGAAAGCAGGTTGACGCTGTCCGTTGTGGTGGCGTTGCCTGCTGCGGCGGATTTAGCCGCTGTTTCCAGGATGGAGGAGGCGGCGTCAACGTCGCCAAACGCAGAAACGACCTGGTACATACCATCGGTCAGGTTGCTGGTGGCAACGCCGGTTTTGTCCGAAATGCTCAGAACGTCTGAAGAAATGCTGGCGGTTCGGGCTGCAATTTCTTCGTCGGTGCCGGTGAGCAGGGTCTTGACGTTGGACAGTTCCTTTTGGTAGCCTGCGGCGGCGGTCACGGCTGCGGCAGAAAAGGCCAGAGCCGCTGTGGCGGCGGCTGCGAACCCTGCGGCAGCAGCTTTGCCGACTGCCTTTGCCGATTTGCTGAGGGAGGCAAGGTCTTTGTCGGCTGCTGCGCAGGCCTTTCGGAGGGTGCCGTCTGATTTGGCACCGATCTTTATCATCAGGTTATACGTTTTACTTTTTGCCAATTTGCGCCTCCACCTCCCTTGCATAGTCCTGGATGGCGTCTGCCAAGTCGTTCAGTTCGTCTATTGACAGGCTCTGCAGGTAGTCAATGCCCGTGTGCAGAGCCTGCGACATATAGACGGTGGTTTTTGTAATCGCCTGCGGGGTTAGTCCTCCCCATCCCCGCCGTAGAGAAAACCCACGACTGCGCCCTTGACGGATACCAGGTCAGGAGCGCGCAGGCCCCAGAAGAAGTCCGAGGGCAGATTGGTGACGCAGTGCGCCATATAGACGGCATACTCCATCGTCATTTCCACGGTGGCGGGGTTGATGCCTTTGTTCAGTTTCTGAACCACGCGGCCTGCTTCCTTGAGGACTGCGCCGTTCACGTCCTCAAGGCCGGACAGGTCGATGCCGGTATAGGTCTTGTCGCCGAAGATGTAGGGCTTGGCGAACTTGATGTAAAGCTCATTGGTGTCCTCTGCGGTTTCGGGTTCCTCGACCTCGGGGGCGAGGGTCAGTTTCTTATCTTCCATTAGCACATTGCCTCCAAAGCTGCCAGCTGGTCTACGCCGTTCACGGCGTACTTACCACGGATTTTGTTCAGTTCGATCAGGGATTCGCCGTCTACCTCAATCAGGATGTACCGAAGCGAAAGGGTGACGCTGGTTTCCATAGAGTTTGCAGCCTTGAGCTTGCCCGGCTCGCATTTCTTGGTGAGGCCACGAACGACTACGCGGATAGGGGTGAACTCGATGTCGCCGTCGTCCGTGTTGCCCTGAATGCCGCCACGGATTTCCAGGTGGTGCGCCTTGAGCATATTGGCTAAGGATGCGGCTTCTTTGCTCATAACGCGGAAAGGAACGGGCAGTTCCTGCTCGTTGAAATAACCCGGGGTGGGATCTTCGTACTCGCCGAGAATGCCAGCGCCAGAAACGGTGTTGGTGGGGGTCTCGAAGCTGGGCAGCGTCATTTCCTCGCCACGACCAATGAGCTTGGTGCCGTCTTTGTAGACCTCATACTTGGCGATCTTGGTAGGAATATTCACGTTTTATACCTCCAATCGGTCAGGAGAAGATGGTGGACAGGGCGTCGGTGTCGTACTCGCGGATGTTGTGGATATACTCCGTAGGAACAAAAGGCGCCATGTAGGTGTGAACAGTCAGATGGCCTGCCAGCAGCTCGGTGGTCGGGTTTTCGTCCTCCAGGAACTTCATGCTATAGCCTGCGCAGTAGCCACGAGCAACGTAGCCGCTGCCGGTGATGTTCGTGCTGTCCACGATGTCCTGCACGAGGCGGCGGTTCTCGGGCTTGTCCACCTTCTGGAAGTAGGTCAGGATAAAGTTGTTGCCGTCCCAGTCAAAGAAACGGCGGACGCACCAAAAGCGATCTTTGGTGTCGGTCGTGCTGGGGTATGCGCAGGTATTGTTACCCCAAAACTTGAAGCCGTTGACGTTGATAGCGGTACAGATACCGTTTGCGCCGAGGACGTCGTCCGCCTGCTGCTTGTCGAGAAGCACCTCGGTGCCGTCGTCCAAGCAAAGGCCGGTAATGCGCAGGCTCTTATTGGAGGGGGATTCGTAGGGGACGCCGTCGTTGCTCGTGTCGAGCCAGACGGTGTGCGCTGCGGCCATGGCGGAGAAGTAGTATTTTTTCTCGCCAACCAAGACGCGAGGCCAGAGGCAGATGCCGTGGTTCGTGGAGAAGCCCTGCTTCTCCTTCGCCTGCTTACAGTCGGTGTAAACAGTTGCACCGTCGGAATTGGCGGGAATGTCCAGAATGGTGTTGAGGTCAAAGCAGCCGTTCAGCTGTTCAACCTTTGCCTGCAGCGCAGCAGCCACGGTTGCGTCCTGCGACCAGCCTGGTGCGATGATCAGGCCGGGCACCAGGCCGAACTTGGGATAGACCTGGCGGATGATTTCCAGGCCAGTTTCCTCGTTGGTGCTGCTGTTTACGCCGCCGACGACGTCGGTCTTGGTAACGCCGCTGGGTTTGATGCTCTTGCTGGTGATCTTCAGCGCGGTTGCTTCCTTTGCGGTGGTGGACAGCAGCACGATAGTCACGTTGCCGTCATCGTCGTGCGTTGCGGTATAGTCCACATCGGCGGCGAGCGGGGTAGTGTCGTTCTTCACCACCAACGAGGGCAGCAGAACGTACTGTTTGGTATAGGTCGCTATGCCGCCGGTGACGGTGACGGTTTCCTCTGCGTTCTCCGTGGTGTGCGCCGCCTTGCTCGGGTCAAGTACGTTCACCAGGACGATGGGGGAGTTATTATAAACACGGAAGTTGGCGTCCATGCTTTGGCAAAGGGTGAAATTCTCGAAGTCGTCAGAGTAGCCGAGGGCTGCCTGGCACTCTGCAAAACTGTAACAGAGTTTCGGGGTGTTCGCTGCCTTGTAGGGGTCTTTTGCCAGGTGAATGGGGGCCGTGCCGAAAATGACCTGCAGGCCAGCGCTGGACGTGGTGGGAGTGGTTAAGCTGGTAGCAACTTCGCTGTTACCTACGCCATGAAGATAGCTCATTTATGCGCCCTCCTGGATTTTCTTTGCAACATTGTTGTAGATGGTGACGATACGGCCTGCGCCGCTCTGGCGTTCCTTGCGAGCTGCTGCAAAGGATTCCAGGGGAACAATCAGGCTCTTAATGGCGGGAATGGTCTTGATCTTATCGGCCAGGTGTGCCGGGATTCCGCCGGTGAACACGGAATCCTGGCGAACAACGCCGGGAATGTTCGGGCCGATATAAACGACCGTTTCCGGGGCTGCGGGAGTAGTGGTCTTTGCCATTATGTTTCAGGCTCCTCTCTATAAATAGTAGGCCCTTCGAAATGAAGGCCGATTGCTGCGGAATAGTATGGGTGTTTGTTGGGGTCGAGGTCGTTGTCCCATTTGATGGGGCGTACAAGCTCAAAAGCCCGCGCAATCTTCACTTTGCGCTCAAAATACCCCAGGATCACGTTCAAAATGTGGGAGGCATCCCGGTATCCCTGTCGGTTCGGGTCGGGGTCGTAGACCTCAACAGCCACGACAACGTCAACCTTGTTCGGGCTGTCGATGGCGGTCTGTTCACCGTTGACGAGAGCCACCAGCACATACGGCTCCGGGAGGTCGTCGTCATTGGTGGACTGCGCAGGCCTCGGAGCGCGGTATGGCTTGAACTGCGGGAATACCTTGACGCCCACTTCATGCCCGGCGGAGTTTGTAAGGCGCAGCGGTGCAAGCTGCTTCTTCAACGCCTGGACAATAGCGTCCTGCAGATCGGTGGGTGTCATGGGATGCCTCCTTTATTCGAGCGCTTTTTCAATTTGTTTCTCCATCTGCTTATCGAGAAGCTCGGATGCTCGCTCAAGCGCCGGGTCTACGGTGTCGGGGTTTCCGAACATCTGCGGAGCAGAAGGCGAAAGCAGTTTTTCAATGCGGGTCATGTCGGACTTGGCGCCCCATTTCTGCGCACGCTTGGAAGCGCCCGCCGAGGTGTAGGTTTCGCCCGGCACCCGCTGGACAATGGCTTTGTGTCCGCTGCTGAACTGAACGAGAAAAGCCTTTAAGCCGTTATGCTCCAAGGACTTCATGCCGGAACTGCTGAGGACGTGCGCCGCTGCGGCGCTGGTTCCCGAGTTCGGTTTTGAATCGAAGCCCATGATCTCTTGCATGGAGCCGGAAGAATGGAGCGTGGCGGTCAGGTCGCCGCCGGTGGCGGCATCCACCTTCAAGGCGCTGCTGGAAGAGTAAACGGAATCGTTGGCTGTCGCATAGCGCTCTTTGGTGTCCTTGACTATTTTGTTCTTTGTGCTGCGGGCTGCCGAGTTGATGGCCGCTGCCACCACTTTCGGCGTATCAACCATTTTTTGCAGGTTGTCCAGGCGCTGAACCATTTTTTCAATGGAAGCGTCGGCGTCAACCTGTAAGACCTCGTATTCTTTCAAGAGCGATTCGCCTCCATCTCAATGCAGAGAATCCCGGCCTCATCGGTGCAGTCGTTTACCTTATACCAGGCGCCGTCAAAATTGAGCAGGTCGTCAGGGGCGGGTTTCGCTCCGAGGTCGTCGGTGGCTACATAGATCAGCTTGCGCTCTTTGTAGATCCCGGTGATGGTGACGTTCATCAATTTGGACTTGTCGCGTTCCAAAATTTCATTATCGTCAACCAGCACCGGCATGGGCTTGCCGTTTATGCTGTGCGTATCTGCAAATTCTTCCCGGTTGAGGAATACGTTCTTTGCATCCTGCACCAGCAAATCCTTGAAGCCCACGGTCAAACCTCGGCCTGAACCTCGGCAGCAGCAATGGCTTCAACCAGCTTTGCTTTGGTCAGGTCTTTGGCGTCCAGGCCCATATTTTCGGCGAGGGTCAGGAGCTGCGCCTTGGGCATCGCTTCCAGTTCCTCTTTGTTGAGGTGGCCGGGGGCATACTCGCCGGGCGGGGTCACGATGAAGCCCACGGCGAGCAGCTCCTTTGCGGCGCTGGCGTCCTGAATGTCCACGGAATCGCCGGGGCGGTAGCTTTTGCCCTCCACCGTCACGGTGCTGTTTGCGGTATAGATCATACTGCGCCGCCTTTCCCTTAGCCGATGCAGACCTGCACGGTTACATCGTTTTCAGCGGCTGCTGCAATAGCCCAGCCTGCGGGGATGTTGCTTGCAGCGGTCGTGGTGATGTTGTCGGCGGAGGCGTCGTAGTAGACGGCGGCGCCGATGGCGATAGCGGTAGAGGCCGCCTTGGGCATGGCAAAAACGCCCTTGACGTACAGGCTGCCGACGGCGCTTGCAGGGATGTCGGTGCCTGCAACGCCGATGCGGGTGGTCAGGCTCACGACCTGGCCTGCGGCGATAGCGGAGCTGGTGCCGTTGGGGTAGTCAATGGCAGAGCCGGGCTGCTGGTAGTTTGCGATCATGTGCGTTTCCTCCTATCTCTTACAGGGTGGGCAGGGCAGCGCCGGGGTTCTTCACGAACGCGCGGTAGTCCATGACGCTGATGCCCCAGTCCAGCCAAATGTCCCACACAAAACCCAGCTGGCCGACGGTCTCGCTGCGGCGGAAGGTGGGGGTCTCCTGGCCGTTCAGGTAATCGACCTGGATGCCGGTGGTTTCATCGCGGTTGGCGCCCAGGAACCAGGGGCATGCGCCGGAGCCTGCCAGGATGTTCAGGGTGGCGTCCTCGACGATCTCCATCGGGTAGCGGTAGTTATACAGCGGGTTGGCTGCCTGGGTGTTTTCGCTGGTCTGGATGGTGGGGCTGCCGAAGATGGACTGCATGGCGAAGCCGTAACCAACGGGCAGGATGATGGTGGAGGGGGTCAGGTTGATAGCCTCGCCGAACGGGTCAGCCTGCAACTGCATCCGCTGGATCATGGCCTGAATGGCTGCGCCAGTCGGTGCGCTGCCGGAAGTGATCAGATTCTTGTGATCGGCGTGGAACAGGGTCTTGCCGTCATAGATCTGACCGTTGTTGTAGAGGATGGAGTAGACCATCTTGTTGATCTGCTTCTTGCTCTTTGCAGCGTACATGCCGGGAACCTCGGACAGGAAGCCGATGTCGTCGTTGATGAACGCCTGGCGGCTCATGCTGAACTGACGGCCGTAGGTATCCAGCTTGCGCTGCGGCAGCATTTCCTCTTTGTGGGTATCCGCCTTGAGTTCGCCGTTCTCAGGAACCAGCAGCAGGTCGCCAACGCCGCCGATCAGGTAGTTGTGGCCGTCGGTGCGCTTGAAGTCACGCAGAGTGCCCTTGCGGGTAAACTTCTCGAAGGTGGTCGGAGCGTGGTCGTAGGCGTGGACGATGCTCTTGTTGATGGCGGTGTCCATGATGGCGGGGAAGGATGCCGAGGGGTTGTGGAATGCACGGGCCAGCTCGGTGTACAGGTCATCTGCGCTCATACGCATGAAGTCGGAAGCGCTCTTGCCGGTCTCGCGGGTCAGGCACTCAATGCCGATGTCACGCAGGCTCATGCCTGCAAACTGGCGGGAGCCATCCGCAGGGGCTGCCGGGGTGTGGCCGCTGCGGGTCATAAGGCCGTCGGCTGCTGCTGCGCGGAACTTGTCGGTCTCGTCGGCGGTCACCTTGACGCCGGTGCGGGCGGGAGTACCGTTCTGAATCATACCGTCCAGAATGGCGGTGCGCACCTGGTCTACGGTCTGGCCGCCGGTGATGTACTGGGAAGCCTCGACGTTGAAGTTCCGGCACAGGGTGGTGATGTCGGTGACACGCTGGCGCTCTGCGGTGCGGGTGGCTTCAATCTGAGCCTGGCGCTCTGCCTCCGCTTCAGCGTCAGCCTCAGGGCGCAGGGTCTCGATGTCGTTCTGCAGGGAGTTAAATTCCCGGGTCTCGTCCTCGGTCATGTCGCGGCCTGCGGTGCGGGCGGCGGCCAGGATGGCCTGCTGGCGCTGCAGTTTCTGCTGCAGCTGCTCTCTCTTGTTCATGTGTTTTACCTCCAGTTAGTAGTTACGATTTGCGACGAGCTGACTCTCGTAAAAAGCCAGACCCGGGGCGGTTTGTACTGCGGGCGGCTGTCCGTCCTCGGTCATATCTCTGCCAACGCCGACGGTGGTGTCGGCGGGGACGGAAACAATGCTGATTTCGTAGGGCTGCCACTTCTTGGCGATGTAACAGGGGCCGGTGAAGCGCCCGTCCAGGGATTTAGCGCCCTCTTTGACGCTCTCATAGTTGGAAACACGATAGCCGACGGAAACGCCCTTGAGGGTGCCGCTGGCGACCTTGGAGCGAACGGTTTCGCTGTCCTCGTCGTTGTCAAACTCAATCGTGGCCTTGCCACGGTTGTCCTCAACCCACGCCCGTGTGACCTTACCGATCACCCGGTTTCTGTCATGGTTAAAAAGAACGATACCCATGCTCTGCATCCGGCTCATGTCAATGGCATTGCCGGAGTGGTCGAGGATCTCGGTGCCGAACCACATCTGAACAGGTTCCTCGGAACTGAAACTCAGTTCAAAGGTGCGGCTGTTTTCGTCGTCGCTTACTGCCCGGATGCTGGCCGTGGAGAAATCGCGCTGCAGGGGCTGGTTATTCATCGGGGTTTTCTTTCGGGTCTGTTTGGGGTTCGTTCTGGACACTCTTGTAACCTCCAATCTGCACTCCCTTTTCTTTGGCGTATGCTACAACGTCGGCCATGTCGTCAATCTGTTCTTTCCAGTCACGGCCCTGCTCGGCGCTGATCTGCTTGAAGGACTTGACGCCGGATTCGAGTGCGGTTTTGTTTGCGTTGGCTTCCTTCTGCGGGTCAATCCATTTCTTGGGGGAGGCGACCCACTCATGCTCCATGTATTTCTGCGGGTCGTTCCAAAAATCCGGGATAGTGAGCCTCCCGGCGAGGACTGCGGAAATCAAAAAGGTTTCGTAGACCTCGACCATGAGCTTGCCCTGCAGCAGCTCCACTTCCTCGGTATAAGTGAGGTCGTCCTCAATCATACCCTGGCGGGCGCTGCTGTAGTTCGTTTCGGACATATCCCGGGAGGTGGATTCATAGCTCAAGCCCTGGCCTGCACCCACAAGGCGCTGCAGCAGCTTAAGGAAGCCGGTTGCTTCGCTGCTGCCATTGCCGGGGTTGATGGTGACTGCGTCATCACCGGCGTTCATCTCCGAAATGAGGCCGGGGGTCAGCATTTTGCCGGAGTAGGACGCGCGGTCCTTGTCGGCGTTGTTCCGGGAGCCGCCCTGGAAGCCGCCGGTGGGTACTGCTCTCTTGATGAGAAGGGCAAAGCAGGCGGCGATTCGCTCTTTCATCGAAACGGCAGCGATAAACTCGTTGGCGTCTCGGATGCGGCTCAAACTCGGGGCGAGGTCACTGACCTCTCGAAGCTGGGAAGGTCGGCTCTTGCTGTAATAGAAAATAATATCTTTGGCGGGATAGAAGACGGGCTGGTTCGTTTCCCAGCCGTCGATGTTGTACTGTTCAATCCAGTATCCAACGGGCCGGTTGTACTCGTTGTACTCAATGCCGCCAATGACACGATCTCCCTTGTACCTGGGCGAGGCCACGGAGCGGGAAAGCTCGTCTACTTCCAGCGCCTGCAGCTTAAAAGGAAGCAGGCCGCCGGAGGTATAGCACTTCTTGAAAAGGATGCCGCCGTCTGCCTTTTTCCGAACGACTGCCATGCGCAGAAGCTCGTTGAAGCTCTGCTGCTGGGTGACGTCGCAGTTCGTGCGCCGGGTCCATCGTCGCCAGAGGGTTTCGATTTGATCGTCGAGGTCGTCGTCGCCGGTCTTTGCCTGCAGGGTGAAGCCGTTGCCGACCACGTTCCTCTTGAAAGCCTTGAGGACGCCGTTTGCAATGTCCGAGTTCCGCTCAAGGTCTCGGGCGCGGGCGCGGAGGGTGTCCCGGCTGTAACGGTCTGTGATGTCGGCGGCCTCGTTGGTCGCCCGCCAGTTCTTATTCAGCCGGCCACCGTCTGCGGCGTCATAGCCTGAACCGCGGATAAGGCCGAGCTGCTGCCGCCAGCCCTCGCGCATATAGGCTGCCCGGGGAGAGATTGTTTCAATGATCCTGTCAAGCCATGTCATGCGCTTTATCTCCCCTCAAAAAATGCAGCGAACGTATCACGGAAAAGGGAGGAGCCGTTCTGTTCCTCTACCTGGGCGGTAAGGTCTGCCCGGAGGCTCCGCAGTTCGGTGAGGTTTGCTCGGGTCAGGGAGCGGGAGCCGATTTTGTAGCTCTGGCCTCCAACCATAACGGCGGCAATGGCTTTATTTACTTCCGTCAGAAGGGCGGCGGGGTCGCCATAGTTGATGGGTTCATCTGCCATGTCGTGTTTCCTTTCTTAAAACCAGCCGTCGTTCTGATGAATCCAGGTTTCCTCTGGGGTGGCGTCGGTGCGCTGCTGTGGTGCGGGCTGCGCTTCCGGCTGGGTGGCGTTGTTCTTGTTCTGCAGGTGGAGGCTGCGGACGCCGAGCATTTCTGCGGCGGCGTAGGCGTAGACCTCGCAGTCGAGGAAGTGGTTGTTTGGATGGCTGGTCTTAGGCACCCAGCGGGTGCGCTCTGTGCCATTGGTGGCACGTTCGGTGATCTTGTGTTCGGCGGTGACCTGTTCGCAGTATTCCTGGTCAACGCCCTTGTAGACCATCCAGCTGCCCTTGCCGTTCGGGCGGCGCATACGAGAAGCAATAGCATCCTTGTATTTGCCGCCGTCCACGAGAACCAGGCGCATACCGTAGGCGGCGGAGCCCGCCTTGTTGATGGTCGAGATTTTATAGTTGCTGAGCATCGTGTCGGTGCCTTTTACTGGGAGCGCCCACTCCGAGTTCTGCATACAGAAGTCATAGACTTCCTCTGTTTGGTCGCCGGAATCGACGAGGGCGAGGTCTATCAGCATTTGCTGGCCGTCGTCCCGCTTGAACTCCAGGTTCATTATGTCTACGACCTCGCCGAAGCTTGCGGCCTGGCCGTGGGCTATATTTTGGGATGTACTGTAATCGCCCCAGGCGCGGATAGTCCAATAGAGGCTTGTTTCCTGCACGTCCACGCCGCCGGTCAGGAGTTTCGTCCAGGGCGGAAGCTCGAACATTTCAAGCTCCGTCTGGCGTTCCTGTACGAGGTCGGCACTGGTTTTGAGCTTCGTATCCTCCCACGGCTCGGCGAGCCAGGAGTTGGCGAAGTTGTGCAGCTTGTCGGGGTCGTCCTTGGACTTCATAAACTCCCGGGCGATTTCCGAGAATCGAGTGAAGGGGCTGTATAGGGTATTGAACCAAAAGGCAACGCTGCGGGCGGTGCGGGCGCTCTGGCGGACGTTCCGCCATTCTCCTTTTAGGAGCATTGCAGGTTTGTCGTGGTCGGTAATGACTCCGTTGCATTCCTGGCAGATGTACTGCGCCGCCTCCGCTCGGTCACCTTCGCTTAGGCCCTCATCCTTGCCCGGCCAGCGTATCTGTGCAAATTTCAGCTCTATATACTTCCCGCAGTGCGGGCAAGGAACAAAGAAGTGTTTTTCGATGTCGCAGGCTTCCTTCGCCTTCCAGATGTGGCCGGTCTTTAGTGTGGGGGTGCTGCAAATATAGATTTTGCGGTTAGAGAAATAGCTCTTGGTTCGCTCAATGGACAGGCTTATAGGGTCGGCTTCCTGGGTGGTCGCCGCCTTGAACTTGTCCACCTCGTCGAGGAAAAGATAGCGGATGGGCTTGCTGGACAGGTCTGCCGCAGATCCTGCGCCGGTGAGGGCGATGTACATATCTGTGGTGAACTGCAGCTCCTTCTTGCTACTGGCATTTTTGAGGAAATGCCGCTTCAATCGGGGGGATTCCAGCATACTCATAATGCGGTTTGCTGAGGTGCTTTCGGCGATTTCGTCGTTGGGGTAAACGATCAGGGTCGGAGCCGGGTCTTGGTCTATCAGGTAGCCGAGGGCGTTAAGCTCGACCTCCGTGCCGCCCACCTGGGTAGGCTTTACCACGACAATGCGCTCCGTTTCCCATTTGTTGAATTCGTCCATGATGCCGACGAGGTAGGGAGTGACGCTGTTTCGCCAGGCGCCCTGCAGGTTGGATTCCTTGCGGCTGAGTTGGCGGTATTGCTCGGCCCATTGGCTTACGGTTATATCATCCGGCGGTTTCAGGGCGTCCAGGGCATCTTTGATGTACTGAGGAACCTGGTACTTTCGGAACTTATAGAACCGGGGCTGCTGGGCTGTGGGTTTCATCCACCGTCACCGTCCTTGACGGTTGCTGCAAGGACGAAGGTGCGGAGAATGTCGTTGATCTCTTTATTCAAGTCTTTCTCCAATTCTCTGCTCTCCACGGGGGAGATTCGTGAGCCTATCATGCCAACGACCCGGCTCGGGAGGCCGGAGCAAAAGCGCTTGAGGACTGCAAAGAACTTCGTATAGTCCGCCTGCGCTTCCTCTATGCTGATATATTTGCCGTTTGCAATGGCGGTGCGGAGTTGGTGAAGCTCGGTCTGCGATTCCTTGAGGGCAATTTCCGCTTGCAGCTTCTTTTCCCTCAGTTCGGTTTCCGAGAGCTTCGCTTCCCGGCCATACGCCTTATCTGACAGGTATTTGATATATGCCTGAATCGTGGGAATGAGGTCGTATTTGTTCCGCTGGCCGGAGATGTGTACTGTTTCCAGGACGCCGTCTTGTGTGAGCTGCTGGATGCGACGGACGGAAACGCCAAAAAGCTGGGCTATGACCTTGGATTCGTAAAGCTGCCCGCTGGTTTCTGCTGCCATGCGTCCTCCTACTGTTCAAAGTGACTTCCGGTGTGGCGCTCCGCCTGGGATACCTGCTGACCCTTGTACATACCTGCGCCGAGTTCGTCGATACGGCTGAACGGTATCTCGGGAACCTTGAGCCGCTGCCTGTATTCAGGATCTATGAAATAGATATAGCGCAGCTGGTAGCCGGGCAGGATGGTGCCGCCAACCTCTTTGACGTAAGCGTCCCAGTCGTACTTGCCGCCGGTCACCTCGTAGAAGGTACGGCCTCCAAGCTCCGGGCGGGGGGAGGTCGGGTTGCTGTGCAAGGTCATCTTGTGGATTTTGTCGCCGTTCGGCAGGAGGCAGAGGGCATCGTTCCGCTTGATGTCGGTCAAGACGAAATTGCAGGCCCGGTAAATGGTGCCGTCGCCGCAGGAGCAGCCGTCGGCAAAGCTGATAATCCATTTTACCTGCGGCGCCTGCTTCCTGATCAGGCGGATGGTCTTGGCGATGCAGTAGCTTTCTGAGTTCCGTGGAAGGTAGTCGTCAAAGGCCATGCGGTTGAGTTCCAGAAAGCCGTCCCAGGCGGTTCCCTCTACCAGGCCGATGATCTTCTTCTTGTCCAGGCTGGGGCCATAGCTCAGGACGCCGTGGAGGCGCCCGTCGAGAAAAGCTCCAAAGTGCAGGCAGGAGTTGTTTACGACCTTGCCGCTGTAATGGTGCGCCCGGATGAAGGGGTTCGCAATCTTGGAGGGTATCACCCGGATCTGGATTTCTTTTGCTCTGCCCATTCTTTCACCACCATGTAGATTCTGTTCCCGGTTTTGTTGGTATTCCCGAAGGTTTCCATTTGGTCGGGCTTGTACTTTGCGCCGATAATCTGCAAGGCCTGCTGCAGGTCGGCGTACTGTTCCAGGCTGAACGTGAAGGTCATTCTGTCGATGGGGCTTTCTTCGTGCTGCTTTTCCAGCATGACATCCCCGAGAATGACGCTGAGTTCGTCGTCACTGTAGCCGGTGGCGTTTACGTCCACCGGGCTGAGGGTCAGGTCTTGTAGGGCGTCCCTCAGGAGGCTCATGTCCCACTGACCGCCGATTTTGTTCAGGGCGATGTTGAGGGCTTTTTCGTCCTGCTTGCTGAGATCTACCACGATGCAGTCTGCCTCGGTGTAACCCAGGGACTTCAAAACGGATGCTCTCTGATGGCCGCCGATAATGGTGCCGTCCTTGTTTATGATGATCGGGTCAACGTAGCCAAATTCTTTCAGGCTGCGCTGGATGTTCTGGAACTCGGGGTCTCCCGGCTTGAGCTCCTTGCGGGGGTTATAGTCTGCCGGGTGAATCGAGGTCAGAGGTCGTCGCTCTCGGACGAGCTTGTGTTCTGCTTGAGCCATTCCTGCACCACCTTGCTGAGGGCGTTTCCGTTCTTGTCTGTGTTTCCGTAGGTTTCGCCAAGGCCCTCGTTTTCTGCCTGCGCAAGCGCCGCCCGGATGAGGGCGATTTGCTGCTTGTGCAGGGTGACGTTCATAGTGTGGGCGAGAACGTGCTGGCGGTTCGGGAGGGAGAAGTCCTGGCCGAAGTCGTCCGGCGTCACGGTGACCTGGGCAAGGATGGACTTCAGTTCCGGCTCGGAGTAGCCGGTCTTGGTGAGGTCGTAGCCCTCAAGGTCAAGGCTGCCGATCAGGTCGGCCAGCTTTGCTTCGTCCCAGCTGCCGGTGATCTTGTTGAGGGCGATGTTCAAGGCTTTTTCCTTGTCGGGGTCGAGGTCTACCACAACGCAGTCTGCGGTTTCGGCTCCCATGTCCAGGAGCACCTGCGTCCGCTGGTGTCCTCCGATGATGGTGCCGTCCCGGTTTATGATAATCGGGTCGCAGTATCCGAACTCTTCAATGCTGCGGGCGATTTTCTCATATTCCGGGTCGCCCGGTTCCAGCTTTTTGCGGGGGTTGTAGTCTGCCGGTTTCAGGTCGGCAAGCCGCCGTGTTTCGATTTCCATGCGTTCGTCCTCTTGTTGGAGCGTGCAGCGGGTCTTGAACCAACGTCACCCGCCTGGAAGGTGGGCGCTCTACCTGTTGAGCTATGCACGCAAAATGAAAAATTGGGGCTTGTTTCGGGGCTGCGGCGGGCATTTACTGCGCTTGACGTAGCGAAATGGTCGAAAAATTTTGGTTTTCGCGCGGGAACACTTCGCGCCTTCACTGCCCCGCTGCCAGTTCTTGCCAGGTAGTACCTACGCCGCCCAGCAGCGGGCCTGAACGCACAGCGCGCGATCTGCGGCTGTGGTTTTTTCGCATAAATCCAAGGTTTCCGGGTGCTTTGTTCCCTGCTGGTCGGGCTGGAAGCTCGGCACCCGGTCGCCCTGGCTGTACGTTAGCGGGGCGCAGGTGAAGGGAGGAAATAAAAGCCCTGCGTCCTTGTGAATGTCCTCTGCATACTCCCAGTGTAGCATAGAAAAAGAACAAAAAAGTCCGCTCTTTACTCAAAATCGCAACTTTTTTGAAAATAGGGCTTGACAAATCCGTTTCGTGCAGTTTTGCCATACGAGCGCCGTATTTTTTGGACTATGTGCGCATTGATTTACTGCGTTTGCGTGGTATCATACACACAGAAAAGGCGCCCAGCTGTTGCGAGCCAGGCGCCTATGAAAGGGGGTGCATATCATGTTGGACACGGGTTACGGCTTTATCGGTGAAGATGGCGTTGAACGCGTCAGCCCAGAGGAAGTCTGGGAGGCCGAAGCCGAAGATGAAGACTAAGGCCTGATGCACCCCGGTATGCAGCCCTCGCAGGGTCGGACTCCTGCGGGGGCTGTGCTTTATATGATAGCGGTTTTGTGCCGGGCGGTCAAGGAGCAAAGAGTACAAATTCACCGTCCGAAGATTGGACGCTGTGCCGATTGAGTTCCCGGCGGTTGTGTGGTAAGACACAGGCACAACAAAGAAACGGAGGAAAACAAAAATGACGTTCGAGTATCTGGCTGGTATGATTGATGAGGTACTGACCGAGGGAGATCGGCGCAATGTCCAGTATTGCATCGAAAAGGCCTATGCGCGTTTTGGTATCACCTACGACGAGTACAAAGCCCTTTCCGCAAGGGCTGCCGCCGTCGAGGTCGAAGAATAAGGGAGGTTTCTGTTATGTTCAAGTTTGAAGTTGGTTCCGTCTACTACGCCCGCAGCGCATGCAACCACGATTGCGTGTTCCTGATGAAGGTGCTATCCCGCACGGAGAAGTCGGTCAAGGCCGAGTTTTCCGGGGAGGGGGTCAAGCGGGCGATGATCCGGGTGTCTAACAGTGGCGAGTGGGTCATGCCCTGGCACTACTCCATGGCGCCAGTGTTCCGGGCGGAGCGGCTCTATTCCGACGGGGTTTGACCCCGTCTTTTTGTTGTCCAGGGCGGAGCAAAAGAGACAAACTGCGCCCTGTATCATTGGACTGTTTACCAGTGGAGTTTACCGCGTTTATGTGGTAAGACACAGACACCGAAAGAAACACACTGAACGGAGGAAATGAAAATGAAAAACCTCAACGAGATGAGTAAGTCCGAGATGGAAGCCGAGATCGCATTCGCACGGAACTTTGTGAACAAAGGTGGCTGCATGAATCAGGAGCAGTGGAACCGCGTTTTAAAGCTTATGGAACTGGTTAAGGAGGGCTGAACAATGGTTGACAAGAACGGCGTGGAAATGAAGACCGGGGACATCGTCCGGGTGTCCGGGGCTTACTTCAAGAATGACAACGGGCTGTGGTTCATCGAAAGGTCGCCCGGCGACCCGAGCTGGTGCGGCAGCTCCTACAGCTTGATGAAGCTCAAGCGGAACGGCCAGCCCAGCACGGCGAAGTACAACCTTTGTTCCTGGCCGATTGCGATCTTCACCAATAGCTGGGTAACGCGAAACGAAGCTCACCGTTGGAACGAAGAGCACGCGGAGATCGAGGTCGTCACCGGCATGGACACGTCCGCGCTGGCGGAGCACTTCATGGGGCTGGCAAAGGGGCTTGACCCCTACATCGAGCGGGAGGCCTGGGACTGGGGCGAAAATCACCCGGACGTCCTGCGCCACAAAGAAGCCCGCAAGTTCTGGGCATCCGTGGCGGAGCGGCTCAAGAAATAACCTACCTGACGATGGCTGCCTGGCAGCAGCCGAAACCATTTTGCCGAGGCCGGCAAGATGGTCGTGGGAGCCAACCACAGAAAGGACGTTTTTAGTATGAAAAAATCTGATTTTCGCATTGCTCTCCGGGGGATGGCTGAAAAGCTCGACTTGCAGTGGGCCTACGCTCAGCGGATTGCTGCAGAGCAGCAGGCTGCTGGCACCCTGGCCTATGACGACAACGGCGAGCCAGTGCCGAATATGTACCAAGTCGCCTATGCTGGTATGACATCCGCCTTTGAGGCTATGGGCGGCGAGTGGCAGCGGGACGAGACCGGGCGTCACTGGGTCTACCTGCTGGGCGAATCCGCAGCGGCTGGGCGTCGCTGATGGAGGGGCTGAATGCAAAGGTCGTGGCGACCAACGGCAGAGACCGCTTTCGCTATGTGCGCCATGTCCGGCTCATCGGGGAGCAGACCGGCGTTTCCGAGGACGTGTACCGCATCCAAGAGACCGGGCGGGTATGCGTCCGGCAACAGCTCTGCGACAATCTTGTGCGGTGGTGTACTGCTACGAAGTGGAGCGGCGGCTATGAAGCGGACACGCCGTTCAAGGATGGCTTGATGCTGATTTTGGTAGATGCTGCTGGCGCCGAGATCGGGATGGAGGTTACTTACCAGACCAAGTGGAACGGCCAAGGACTGGCCGACAAAGAATTTCCGTTCTCGTGGGAGGCCGTCCCTGAATATCCGAGGGCATAAAAACCGCCTGCGGTGGGTGTTGTACCTGCCGCAGGCGGTTTTGTTATTTGTGCCGGGGTTTTGGTATCAGGATCCCGGCGGTATAGTGTCCATCGGTATACCGCAGCACCTTGCAGCCTTTGGCCGGGCCTTTTCGTAGTATGCGGCCATGCTCCATGCTTTGGTATATGGCGAAGACCTTGTGACCGCTCCAAGCTGCAAGCTCTTTGACGGTGTCAAAGGCGCCGAGGGTCAGTTCGTATTCGTCCGCCGTCACCGCTATGAACTGCGGCGGCTGAACCTTGGGGCGGCTCATCTGTGCCGCCTCCGTCGCCGCTGCGGGTTGCCGTGCCAGAATTCCTCGTCGAAGTCGTTCTTGTGGATGGAGCAAGCGTCATTCTTTCGGCGCTTGTCCGCCACCTCTGCGGCGTGAAATTCCTGCCAGGCCTTGTACCGTTCGCAGGTATCGTGGCAGACCGGGTGGCGATCTGTGCAGTGGAAGCAGGGGTTAGTCATTTCCCATCATGCACCTTCTTTCCGGCACCGAGAGGTCGGGCAGCTTAGGAAGCGGCATCCAGAGTGGGAACATCCCCGGGTTGTCTCTTACAACATGCCACGGCATGATGTTTTCAAGCCACATTCCGTCGCGGATGTTGCAGTGATACCCTGCACAAAGAATGCTGCCTATTTCGTTGCCGTCCTCCCTTGTTGGCGGGTCCTCTGCCGTCTTACGCCAGTACGGCGGCAGACTTTCCGGGTCAATGGTTGGGCTTCGTTCACCATGTCCGCGCAAGTATGCACGGCTTCTTCACTGTCGGTTGTGGTTCTGTGGCAGCCGACGAATATCTGCGCTGCAAATTCGCGGAGTTCATTTTCAATGGCGTTTCCGTCGATCAGTCGTACTTCGTCCATGCTGTACCTCCTATTTTCTCAACCTCAAGCAGCCAGACCCGGTGCGTTCCGTACCCAGACCAGGTGAGCGCCTCGCTGTGGGTGTCCACAGCCACGTCCAAGGCTTTACCCTTCACGGCGCTGCCGGTGTCCTGGACGTACCGCAGACCGACGCCCTCAATGTATACCGCAGAGCCGAGGGGCAAAATGTCCGGGTCTGCTGCCACGGTCACGCCTGCCTGTACAGGTGCGCCGCTGGCGGTGATGCCGTCCCCGGTGCCGCAGATATGCTCGTACTGCTCCGAGCAGTAGGCGGTGCAGTTGAACTCCCCGAGGTATACTGCGCTGAACCCAGCGGGGCCGGTCTGCGCTGCTTCCAGGTCGTTCTTGAGATCTGCGACCTGAGCTTCTGCCTCCTGCGCCTCGGTCTGCCAGTTGAGGGCGTCCTGCTCCCAGTTGGCGGCCCGGCTTTGGTAGATGTCCCGCTGCTGGGCCAGGTCTTTGACCCTGGCGTTGAGTGTGCCGCTGATGGTGACCGCTGCTGCCAGGGCACCTACCAGTGCCAGCCGTTCGAGGTTCTTCATTCTGCATCGCCTCCTACCGGGTTGAGAGCTTCGCCCTCTGCTTCCAGCGGGCGGTCTGCTGGATTCCATCTATCGGGTGGGCCAGGGAACTCGCAGCGACTCCAATCCATTCGCAATGCGCCACCCCGGCGGGGAGCACTGGTTGTTACCACCACCGTTGTTTCCTTGCGGCAAGGTGCAAGCACCAGGCCGAAAATGCAGCCCGCAATGCAGCCGGTCAAAAATCCACAAATCCAATCCATTTACTTTTCTTCCTCCTTGTTATGGCTACGAGCAAAATCCACCAGTAGGGTGCAGGCCTCGTCGATGGCCTCAATGCAGGCCTTTTTGCCGTTGAAGCCGTTATAGTATTCGATTTTCGCCAGTTCCTCTGCTGTCGTGTTCGGGTCGAGCAGGCGGCAGGCTTCCTCAAGTGTCACTGTACGTTTCCTCCCATTTTGTTATTGCTTCCTGAACCTCTGGAACCTGGAGCAGGTCGTCTATGGCCCGGGTTTCCAGTTCAAAGGCTCTGCTGTGGCAGTAGTAGGTTCGCAGTTCCGTCGCCCGCCAGCTGCGGCACTCTATGTACCGCAGGCGCATGATCGGGGCGGCGGGGTGCATCGGGTCGAGGTGGAGCAGGGTGTCTTGCACGGCCTGGCGGTGCGCCGGTGTCCGCTCCAAGCGGTACTGCTTGAGGTATCGCCGCAGCAGGTGCCGCTGTTCCCGGAGGCTCATGTATGGCAAGGGTCACCACTCCTTTTCGCCCTGCGGCGGGGTGAGCACCCGGCGTACATCTTCCTCGCTGGTTACGACGTAGGCGGTGCCGCCTGCAGCGTTGATGGCTGCCAGCGTGTGGCGCTGGATGGCACTCAGTTCGCCCACCAGTGGGCGCTTGACCTCGAAGCCGAAGAACCGCCCTTCGTGGCAGCCTACGATGTCCGGGATGCCTTTCTGCTGGTACGGTCCGGCGGCGTCCTTCCACCAAAAGCCGCCCACCTCTTTGCGGAGGTACGCGAGGATCTCTTTCTGGATTTTCGCCTCCGAGGGTACCAGCCTGCGGGCCAGCTTCCTGGCCTCGGTAATGTTGTGGGCTGCGCCTGCATCAACCAAGGCGTGAAGGTATGAGCCCAGCTTTTCGTAGTCGTAGGGGGAAGGAGGCAGGTTTTTGTAGTTCATGCGTTTCTCCAATCTGTCCGCACCTTCCCGGTGCGGGCGTTTTATTTTAGCCGTGGAATTTCCGGGTTGCGGGGTGCCAAATCATTTCCGGGGCGGTTGCTGTGCAGACGCAGTGCAGAGCGCCTGCCTCAATGGTCGCCGCTTCGATGTTCGTCCATCCGTAGGAAAGCTTGCCGCACTGCTTGCAGGTGAACTCGAAGCGGGCGACGTTGTCCACCGGCACCTCTGTGCCGCAGAAGCACTTGACCTTGTCGGTGTTTTCCAGGGCGAAGTGCTTGAAGGTGTGGTGGCAGACCGGGCAGGTGAGCAGCATCAAGCCTTTTGCGCCCCGGGCGCCCGGCTTAGAGGGGGGGCGAAGCTGGGGCGAGGCTCGGTCACCGTGCTGATCTTCGGGGTGTCCACGTCCAGGGCGGGGTTGCGCTTGGGCGTGGGCTGCTGGGCGTCGTCCTCGGGAGGCTCCTGGCGCAGGATGTCCTCCAACGTGGCGGCGCCGTGCTGCGCCTTTTCGCTGTCGGCCCGCAGCTCGGCGGTGCTGCGGTCGATGATCTCCTGCAGGCCGTTGAGCTGCCCGCCGTACACGGTAGAGGTCACCACGTCCAGGATGGTTGCCAGGGCGTGGTCGAATTCGTCTGGGGTGCTGCCTGCAAAGTTGAAGTCAGCGTAGGTATCGGAGGCCGGGTCGCCGTGCGCAGTGGAAAGGTGCAGGCCAAGGCGGAAGGTGGTCTGGTTCTTGGTGGTGTTTTCGGTGCTGCGGGCTTCGTTTGTAGCGTTGATTTCCATGTTCTTTGTCCTTTCTGTCAGTGAAGGTGTTAGGAGTGCTAGTTGCATTCGGCGTTGAATCGCTGAATTTTGAAATCTAGCACCTAGCACCTATACTTTGAAGTGTCGTTTATACACTCTGCGCGGTTGCTCGTTGTTTTGCCTCGCGTCACGAATGTATTTTGTTTTTAGGTGTTAGAGGTGTTAGAAACTTATGAAAAGAGCGCAAAATCGTTTGGTTTCGCCTAGCACCTGTGGAGGAAGGCAGGTGTTAGAAAGGTGTTGATGGTGTGTTATACGTTTTTTCTAACGGAAAAAAGTTGCGCCGTGGACGTTTCACCTTGTCCGGCTGGAAAAGTTACCGCCTGAACTGTTGCGGCTCCCTGCGGGCTTGCACACCGGGCTTAGAAGGGCAGGTCGTCCTTGTCGGTGATCTCACGGAAGCCTGCCGGGTCGGGCGGGTTCTGCAGGGCTTCCATGTCTATGGCAACCATGCGGCAGTTCCTGTTGCCGAACCAGCGTTGAACCTGATACTTTCCGTGCGGGTCAATCTGTATAATGTCGTTCTCCGCCAGCCAGTTCATGGTTTTTCGGTAGGAGAAACCGCCTTTTTCCAGCGCTTCCCGCAGGATGGTGGGCAGGATGAACGCCGTGCCGTCCTCAATGCTGCCGTACCTCTGACCGATGGCGTTGGTGTCAGTGAAGCTGTTGGCATTGGCGCTGATCCAGTCGCTGATGTACTGGGCGGCCTGTTCGTTCACGTCCGGCTGTTCCTGTTCCTGGATTCCCGCTGTGATGCAGTTGGCCATGTGCTGGGCTTCCATGAGGGCGGTGTCTGCGTCCTCGTGGAAGATGCAACGGGAAAGCATCTGATCTGCAAGGGTTACGGTGGCAACCGCTGCGGTGTGGCTGCCGTTCCGGGTTCCCATGAGCGCCCGGATGCGTTCCAGCACCTCGCTGTATTCGTCTATTATGGCGCTGTCGCCCATGTCCAGGATGTACTGGATGAACGCCGGGCCTGCCCAGCCGCAGTTTAGCGCTGCCTGTTGGTGCATATCGCTGGCGCTGGTTTCGTCCTCGAAGGGGGCGCCCACTACTTCCAACACGCGGGTGCTGACGCCAGTCTGGCTGTTCGCCTTGCCTATGGGTTCTTCGCCAGTGGCCAGAATTACGCTGCGCCAGGTGCGAAGCTCCTGCAGGCCGCCGTCCTTGCTGCCCCGGCTGCGCCCGGTGCCGTTGGCCAGCATATACACGATCTTTTCAAGCCCTTCCTGCTTGTTGCCTGCAAGCTGGCGCTCGTCTATGCCGAGCGGGAGGTCGCAGTAAAAGCCGGCCATTCTCTCAAGCGCCACCTGGGTTGCGTTGAAGTTTGCCATGAGCCGCTCCGGGTCGCCCCAGGCGGACAGGGCTGCTTTCAGGGCTGCGGTCTTACCGCCCCGGCTGCCGCCCCAGTTGTACACGAAGAAGATGCGCTGCTTGATGATCGCCAGCAGGGGGGCGGCGAAGCTGGCGGCCAGTATGAAGCGGAACCGGGGGCGGCTGCGGTGCGGAGCCATGCTTTCCACCCAGGCTTCCAGGGTGCCGTTTTTGCAGTAGGCGGTAGCCCAGCGGGTCATGCTGGGTTCGATGTCCAGCACCATGTCCGGGGCGTGGCCGGGAAGGAAGCGGTGGTTTGACTGCCAGCCGAAGGTGGAGGTGCTTTCCTGCAGGCCGAGGACGTCGATGTTTTCTTGCTCCAAGGCGCCAAGGAACCGCACCACCTGCTTTGCATTCTCGCTGGTTACGGTGCAGCCCTTGTCCGCCAGCACCGTAATGCTGCGGCTCTGGAAAATCATAGAGCGGGGGAAAATCGCGTCGTGCCACCTGCCGTCCCGCTTCCAGGCGACCTCTATCTTTTCTTCGCCGGTGTCGGTCTTTTTGAGGCGCTTGGTCAGGATGATCGGCGTCCGGCAGACGCAGACCGGCTGTTCTGTCTTTTCGTCGATGCGGCTGATTCCGAACTCGCCGTACTGCCAGCCGGGCGGCTGCCGCATGTTCTTGGGTGCGCCCTCAATCGCCACCGGGAGGACGTCGTCGAGGTGTTCCAAGTCCAGGGGCTGCGCCGCTGCCAGTAGTTCTTCCAGCTTGTCCTGGGCGGCTTCCTTGCCCAGGTCGAGGTACAGGGCGGAGGGGTCTTTCTGTCCGCCGTCTGCGCAGGAGAAGGTTTCAACCCCTCCATCAAAGCCGGCATCTTTCAGGGCGTGAGCCACCTTGTCCAGGAAGGTTTGGCCGCCCTGGTCGGGTTCCTTATGGATGTAGAGCGTTTCTATCCCCTTGAGGCTCTCCGCCCATTCCGGCTTGAACGTGGAAGCGCCCGGAATGCCCAGGGCGGGGTAGCCGAGGAACCAAAGGGTTTGTGCGTCACTCTCTCCCTCCACCAAGATACAGCTGCCTGCGATCTCTAAGCCCTCTTTGCGCCAGAGGCCGTAGGGCAGCATATTTCCCGCCGAGCCGAAGCCCCACTTGAACTTGTGCGGCCCCATGCGCTTGCGGGTGACCTTTGGCTTGCCGTCCTCCCCGAAGTAGGGAATTTTGACGTAGGGGGTGCCGTCCTTTTCCTTGCCGTCCTCCAGGCTGCAGACCATCCGCAGCCAGTCCGCCGGGAGGTTCTTCTCTTTGGCGTAGTCGTCTACGGTGTAGTTTTGGCGGGCAGGTTCCTTTTTGGCTTCGTCCACGCCATGCTCGCGGAGAATCCGCTTGTAGGCGTCGGCGTTGGAGCAGCCGTCCAGCTCCGCTCGGAAGCTGACGTAGTTGCCCGCCTTGCCGCAGGCGAAGCAGACGAATTTGCCGGTTTTGAGATCCACGGAAAAGCTGGGCTTGCGGTCGTCGTGGAAGGGGCAGAGGCTTGTCATGCGCTCTTTTTTATATTCGGGTTTCTGCACGAACTTGCTGTATTCCTCTTTATAGTTCAGCAGTTCGTCGAGGTTTACTTTATCCACGTCTGTCCTCCAAGTCGAAAAAAGTTGCGGGCCGCAAGGCTGTTACCCTGCAGCCCGCACCGGGTCGTTCGGAGGTCGTGGTATTAGAAGGGTACGTCGTTTTTGTCGCTCACTGTAGCAAAGCCGTCAGCGTCGGTCTGTGCGGCGGGCTGCTCTGACTCCACCACCACAGGAACCGTGGAGGCTACGCTCTTAATCCAGGCCACCGTGGGCTTTACCTGTTCAATCTGTGCCGGGGTCAGGTCGCCCGCCTTGGAGAACACGCAGCTGCTGTATGTGATGCCGTCTGCGCTCTTCTCCCGCTTGAGCTTGATGGTGGTGAGTACGCTGGAAGTGCGCTTTCCCTTTACCACCAGGCGCTTTGCGACGTAGTCCTTAAAGGCCCGCAGGCTCGTAGGAGGCAGGGAAATCAGGACGGGCAGCACTTCGCCGCTACGCAGGAGGTAAATGCGGTGACCATTCTTGCAGGCCTTGCCGTTGCCCTTGCTACTGCTGCCGAACTGGTTGAAGGGGCAGGTGGAGCAGTCCCGGACTTCACCGGTCTTGATGTCCAGACCCTGCTTTCCGTCCGCGCTGCTGCAGTCCGGCACGTTGTTGCTGCCGTCGAATTCGCCGGGCCAGTAGCTGTTGACGGCGTGGTGGTGCAAAATTACGCCGGTCAGGGACTGTACCGTTTCGGGGTTGTCCGGGTCGTCGCCGGAAAGCTCAAAGGCCAGGCCGCCGCCGCTGGGAATCTTCACGGTATCAAAGGGAATCTGGCCGAGGCCGTCCAGCTCTTCCTTGATGAGGTCAGTGACCTCGCTGCTGATGGGTGCCAGAGCGAAGCTCTGAACCGCGGTCAAAGCGTTTTCGTTTGCCATGGTGTTTATCCTCCCTTACTGCTTCCGGCTGCTCTTGCGCCGGGTGATGTCGTTGAAGCTGTACACGTTCACGCAGCCCTCGAATTCCTCGGGAAGCTCGTCGTCGTTTTCCTCTGCCAGGTTGCTCATGGCACCCTGCAGGCTCTGGGCGTTGACCGTTTCTTTGATCAGGTCGCCCAAGCCGTTGGCGCGGAGGGCGTCCATCAGTTCAGCGTCCTTGCCTGCGGCCTTGCTGTATTTGGTTTTGGGCGTCAGGGTGTAGGAGTAGCCGCTCCGGGTGATCTGAGGGGTTTCGTCCTCGATCATGGCCGTTGCGAGGGCGTCCCGGGCTGCCTCGATTGCCCGATTGTTTGCTTTGGTTTCCTCTGCCAGACGGTCCTTTTCGTCCAGCAGGGCACGGTATGCGTCAACCTGTTCAGGAATCGTCATTGTTGTTTTTTCCTCTCTTTCGGTTAGAAGTAGGTTCGCCAGCTGTCCACTATGGTTTTTGCGATGTCCTCTTTTTTCTCAAGGGCTGCAAGCACCTTGTCGTCGATGCTGTCCTCCACAAGGAGGTGAATGTAAGTCACCGGGTTATGCTGTCCGATGCGGTGGATTCGTGCAAGACACTGCGCGTAGGTCGCATAGTTGTAATCTATGCTGTAAAAAACTGCGGCGTTGGCGGCGTGAAGCGTTATGCCGAGGCCTGCGGTTTGAATCTGCGCTACAAAGACCTTGGTTTCCGGGTTCTGTTGGAAGTCGTCCACTATGTCGCCCCGCTCTGCCTGCGGAACGTCGCCGTAAATTGAGCCGTACTTGATGCCCTTCTTTCGGAGCAGGTTCTCAATGGCTGCGATCTCGGGGCGGAAGCGGGCGAAAATTACCAGCTTTTGCCCGGCTTCTAAAACGTAGTCGTCCAGAATGTCCTCCAAGGCGTCCAGCTTGGCGGCGCCGATCTGCTGCGGGCGGGTGCCGTCGTCGGTTTGTGTGAAGCCGCCGGTGAGCTGCATCAAGCGGAGCATTTTGGTCAGCACCGTGGTTGCGGTTATGCTGTCGCCACCCGCAAGCTCTGCAAAGCTGGATTTTCGGAGTTGGTCGTAGAGCTTGCGCTCCGCCGGGCTGAACTTCACATATCGGTTCTCGAAGGTCTGCGGCGGGAGGTCGAGGCATTCGGCCTTGGTCACGCGGTAGGCTATGGAGTGTTCTTTCTGTATGAGCTGCTCCATGTGCTTGTAACCTATGATTTGATGTTGTCCGTAGCCGCCCATTACGCAGTAGCGGTTTCGAAAAGCGAAGAAGTTCGAGCCGAAGACCGCCGGGTCTAAAAAGCGGTACTGGCTGTACAAGTCCACGGCGTTGTTTTGTACCGGGGTCCCGCTCAAGGCCAGTTTATAGCGGGCCTTGTCGCCGAGCTTGTGCAGGGTTTTGCTTTGGGCGGCGCTGTGGTTCTTGATGCGCTGGCTCTCGTCGCAGATTATCAGATCGGCGTTGTACTCCACCAGGGCGTCAAAGATTCCGTCCCGGTGGGTGCTTTCGTAGTTGATGACCGCGATCTTGAGCGAGGCGAAAGGCCAGACCTCCAAGGCGTCCAGACCTTCCAGGCGCTTTTTCTTTTCTCCCAGCAGGGTTTCGCAGTGGTAGGGGAAAGCGGCGAACTGCTGCAGGTCGTGCGGCCAGACGCTGCACACGCTGGTCGGGGCTACTACCAGCACCCGCTCGATACGGTGCTGCTGGTATAGGGCGCCCATGATTGCGATTGCTGTTAGGGTCTTACCTAACCACACCCCATTTCGGGGCTATTCAAACAGAAGGCCGAACCCCTTCCCGGGCTGCTCTCTGTTTGTCATGTGGCATCACCTCTCTTTCCGACAGGCGGCACTGCTCCGAACGTCAAAAGGCACATGTTCGCGGCTCTCACTTGATGTGTGTAAAGTTTAGCTTTGACCGGGTACTCTGCCAGAGGCTTCGGGTCTTTTGCCTCACGTTGCTGTTCTACCTGGCGGACGACCTCTGCCAGACGTTCCCGCTCGGTCTCCACGAAGTCCGGGAGAGTGAAGCGGTTATGTAAGGCGTTGAGGGCGTCCAGGCTGACCGGGCCGGTCATGGTGCGCGTGGTTTTGTTCCAGCGGAAAATCCCCATGCGCTTGAGCTGTTCGTACCGCAGCGGTTCTATCTCGGCCAGTATAATTTGGCCGTGCTGCAGGGCTATTTTCATTTCTGTATGCGTCCCCTTTCTGTGATGTTGTCCCTCGTTCCCACCCTCCGCCACCTGCACTACTCCACGGGCGGCGGCTTCCAAAGGGAGCTTTACAGGGTCACATTGACTTTGCCTGCGTCGATCTCATCACACAGGGCGGTTTCCAGGTAGTGCTTGACTGCATCCCGGGCGGCCAGCTTCCACATCCCGCCGTCCGCTGCGGTCAGGCTGATGCTGCGGTCATCGTAGACCCTGAACACAAACTCGCTTTCCGGCTGTTCCACCTCCTGGAAGGTGCGGTAAGGCGCCAGGGTCACGATGGGGCGGACTGCCTTGTTCTCCACAAAGCTGACACCCTTGCGCACCTGCACCGTCTGCGTGATGCCGTTGTCGTCGCTCTTGACGCTCTGGTCAAAGCTCATGTGGGAGAGCAGGTCGAGGATGTAATCCACGTCGTTCTTCTCACCCTCGGGCGCCCGCTGAAACATGGAGCGGAGCTTGATCATCGCTTCGTCAAAGCTCCAACGTACATCCTCTACCAGCGGCGGGAGGTCGCTTGCGTTGGCGGTATAGGGCGTCCAGCGGTAAAGGTCTGCATCTGCAATCGGGCGAGTAAAAACCTTCACGCTATCGTAGGAATTGCAGGAAACGTAGAGCGGCAGAGCATCGTCGCCGAACAGGCTGTTAACTTCCGTCTTTACGAGCACCACCAAGGCGTTCAGGCTGCGGGTGATGTACATGCCGGGCTTTGCCAGTTCCGGCGGCTCAACTTCCGTGTAGTCGCTGCCGGTCACCAGGAAGGTGCGACCATTGACTTCGTGGAAGGTAGGCTCTGCGGCCTTCTTGCCCAGTTCGGTGAGGGTGTTGATCGCGTCTGCGAGGAAGCTGTTCTTGATGTCCATCGTGTGGTCCTTTCTTTATGCGGTGTGAATGTCGGCGAACTTGAGAACCTTGCGCTCCGGGGCCTCGCCACCGTAGGTGTCGAACTGGCCGGGAATCTGCGGGGTAAGCTCCACAGCTACGGTGTGGCCGCCCTCCTGGCCGACCGCAAGGGCGGTCTTGACCGGGTGCAGGGCCGCCAGGGTGCTGGAAGCGGTAGCGCTCACCTCAACGTGCTGGCGCTCCTCGTCCGGCTCCAAGGTGATCTTGACCGTGATGGTGCGCTTGGCGGTGGCCTTGGTGTTCGGGTCGCTGATGTTCTGAATCACGCGGCCCATCTCGTAGTCCAGGCGCTCTTTGATGGCGCCGTTGGCCATGTCAATCAGGCTGCTTGCTTTGGTCTGTTCCATGTCGTGCCTCCTTTGGCTTTGTGGGTGGATATTCGGGCAGGGGCTGCGGCCTCACCTTCTTTCGTGGGTATAGTCCAGCAGGCGGCGAAGGGCCAGGCCGAGGTTATAACCCAGGCGGTCGAGCCGTCCGGCCTGGTCGAGAGCCAGGAAAAGCCAGGCTGAAAGCACCAGCACTTCGTAAACCAGAACCCCGGTATAAAGCGGGGCGCGCGCTGCGGCCTGGCCTGCGGTGCAGCCGAACTTCATCAAAAGCCTTTCCATTTCCTTCGTTGCCTCCTGTTAGTTTCTCGTATCAGCAGTGTTGAAATCCTGGGGAAAAGTGTGGAAAAATCACCCCTTTTCGGGCGTTTCCCGTGTCCGGGGTTTCTCGCTCACAGCTGCCAGAGTTTGGTAGGCCGGGGCGGTGTTTACAGTGTACGGCACCCGGACGCCCGCCGTTGTGCTGCGGGTGGTTCCGTCCGGGAAGTGGTTCGTGATCTTCATGCGGGTCACCTTGTCTTTTGGGCTGCCCTCCCTTATACTTAGGAGGCGGGCCGCTGCAACGGCCTAGCTTCCAAGAAAGGAGGTGCTTTGCTCTTGTGGGTTTATCGTTCGCCCGCCGGAACCTTTTCTATCAAGCAAAACCCGGACGGAAGGTATGGCCTTTTTGTCGGGTCTGAGTGTTTCGGCTCTTACTCCACCCCGGTGCAGGCTGCTGATGACGTATATCTGCACGTCACCGGCTGTACTGAGTGGGATATGCTTGACGGTAAAGTTTCGGGTGAGCCTACCGATCTAAGCGAGTGGGAAAAGGTTTAATCTTTGGCTTCGGCGGGTGCTGTTTCTTGCAGTGCCCGCCGAAGTCTTTCCAGGGTCACTGAAATATGGTTCAGGGTTCTAATGCCCTGCTGGACTGCTTCCAGCCGTTCTTCGCTGGGCGGGGCGGCGTCCATGTACGTTTCAACGTAGCCGCAGTAGTGAGTTGTCATTTTGGCGAGGCTGGCTGAAGCCTGCTTAATCAAGCAGTGTTCAAGGCTGGCTATTTCGCCGCCGGAAAGCTCCTGCGCTTCCGCACCTGCCAGGAAGGCGATGAAGGCTGCGGTCAAAATCGGGCGCTTGTCCACCGGGGTCTTTTTGTAGATTTTGATGATCTCTTGGGCGTCCAGAAGGTCTTTTTCGGTCACGTTCTCACCCCCCTTACCCTGCCCGCTCGGTGATGCTGCGCTGGGTAGCCATGCCCAGCAGCACGCCGTTCAAGACCAGCTGCTCTTCCCGGGTCGCACTCTTGATTGCTGCAAACAGCGCTGCGGTCTCGGAAGGGCTGGGAGCGGTGGTCTTTTTTTCTTTAGTGGTGTTCATCATGTTACTGGTTCACCTCCGTGTGGTTTCTATAACCGAAGTCTTAAATTTCGGTTACGCAAGTATAATACTTCGATTATCGAAAAAAGTCAAGCAGAAAAATCGCTTTTAGACTTGAATTGTCGAAATTTTGTGGTAATATAGGAACCACAAGAAGGGAGGTGATTTGAATGACCGAAAATGAACGCGTAAGGGCCGTGCGCCAGGCACTGGGGCTAAGCCAGCAGGAATTTGGTTCCAGGATTGGAATTAAAATCTCCGCTATGTCGTACCTTGAAAGCGGGAAAAGCCGCTTGACGGAATCAAACGCAATTCTGATCTGCAAGGAGTTTAACGTCAGCCGGGAATGGCTGCTGAACGGCACCGGGGAAATGTTCCTGCCGGAAAGCTCGGATAGTTTGGACGCCTTGGCTGAGCAGTACGATCTGACCCCGCTGGAACGGGAGATTTTTGAGAATTACTGCAAGCTGTCTAAAGCCCAGCGCTTGGCGTTCTGGGATGTGATGCAAAAAATCGTTGGTTCTTCTGCGCAATCCGGAAGCGCAGAGGAATCGGCGCCGGGTTCCGGGGTAGCGGCTGCCGAGGCCGCCTACGAAAAGAACTTTGGTACTGCATCCGGCACCCCAGATGCCGAAGCTACGAGTATGCACGAAGACACCGGGTAAAATGAAAAAAGACCACGCCCCGGTTGGGGTGTGGTCTTTAGTGGTAAAAACAAAAGAGCGCCGACCCTCTGGAAAGGGTCAGCGCTGGGGCCAGTGCTACAACATAAAAAGGTGAGGTGGCCGCTTCCTGCTGGAACAGGGGGCTGCGCCACAAAGCACAGGCAGTTGGCATGGAACCGACTGCCTTTATTGTAGCACGTCGCCCTGAATTTGAAAAGGGGTGATTTTGTGCGCGATATGGATTCCGCCCGCCTGCGGGTGGCGTGCTATGTCCGCGTCAGCACGAGAGAGCAGGCCGAAAAAGGCTATTCTGTCAGCGAGCAGCAGGAGCGTCTAAAGGCGTACTGTCTGGCGAAGGACTGGGTGGTTGCCCAGGTCATCACCGATCCGGGTTTTTCCGGGGCAAAGCTGGAACGTCCGGGTATGCAGCAGCTGATCTCCCTTGTGCAGACGAAAAAGTGCGATGCTGTTTTGGTCTGGAAGCTGGATAGGCTGTCCCGCTCCCAAAAGGATACCCTGTATCTGATCGAGGACGTGTTCCTGAAAAACGGCTGCGCCTTTGTTTCAATGAACGAAAACTTTGATACATCCACGGCGTTTGGTCGGGCTATGATCGGCATCCTGTCGGTGTTCGCCCAGCTGGAACGTGAACAGATCCGGGAGCGCATGGCGGTTGGCCGTGTCGGTCGGGCAAAAGCCGGCCTTTTTCACGGCGGCGGTTATGCGCCCATCGGCTACGATTACAAGACCATTGCCGAGGGCGGCGCTGGTCTTGTCGTGAACGAGTATGAAGCAATGCAGGTGCGGGAGGTGTTCTCTCTATACCTCCAAGGCTGGCCGGTGAACCGCATCCGTAAATATATGGCTGCACGTTACACCACGAAGGACGGAGACTGGGGTTCTGATACTACGGTGAGGGACGTCCTCAAAAACCCGCTGTACACCGGGAAGATAAACTGGGCGAAAAAGGTGTACGATGGTCAGCATGAACCGCTGATCTCGCAGGAAACCTTTGACGCTGCCGCTGCCCGGCTTGCCACCTCAAGCTGGAAGCGTACCTGTTCGGATGGTATGGAGCGGAATTCTCCGTTCAAATCCACGCATCTGCTGGGCGGCATTATTTGGTGCGCCCGCTGCGGCGCCCGGTACTTTGCCAGCGGCAATTACTCGGGCAGGGGTGAGAATAAGCGCTACTGGCCATACTACGTTTGTTACTCCCGGGCAAAATCCGCAAAGCACATGATCCGCGACCCAAACTGCCGGAATGACCGCTGGGCGGTGGCGAAGCTGGACGCTATTATAGAGGGCGAGATTCGAAAGCTGGCGTTTGACCCGGCTACGCTTGAGCTGGCGGTGTCCGGGCCGCAGCAGGACGAAGATATAGCCCAGCGCCGGGCTGCGCTGCAACAGCGTCTGAACGATCTGCGGGCGCAGATGGGGCGT